CGCTTGACGAAGTGATGCCGTGCGTCGTCGCGCAGGACGGCGACGAATGGATAATTGACACCGATAGCCCGCACTACCCAAGCGCGCCAAGGCAAGGCTATGAGCCTATACAACCGCCGCCATCCAGCGGCCCCGGCACAGAACTTTCCAAACTCCTAAAGCGTTTCGGCATTGAGCCGACGCCGACCTGCGCCTGCCGCGCCAAGGCGGCAGAAATGGACGCATGGGGGGCAGACGAATGCAGCAAACAAGAGCGGATTGCGGAGGTCGTTGCCGTCATGCGCGAGGAAGCCGCTGCCCGTGGGCTTCCGTTCATCGACGCCGTGGGGCGGATGCTTGTGCGTCGTGCGATCGCCAACGCTAAACGAATGCGGGACTAATTGAAAACGCATCAAAACGACCGGAATAGCAGAGAATTCGAACACGTTACCTAGGCGCAACGCATGAACGCAAAAACGCGGCGCGTATGGATTGGCGGCGCCCGGTGGCGGCTTTTGCGCTGCCGTGTACCCCCTACGATTTGGGGCGATTGCGACTATTCTACGAACACGATCCGCGTATCGAAGGCGCTACACGGCGAAGACTTATTGAACGTTTTGTTGCACGAAATGATCCACGCGCGGTGGCCGGATTTGTCCGAAACCGCGGTTGAAGAATTCGCGGACACGCTGGCGGGCATCTTGCACCGCGAAGGGTTCCGGCAACCAGACGATCACGATTAAAAAAGGCGGGACGCATGGACGCGGTTAAACGAATGGCGCGCGAACTGGCGGAGAAGTTTCCGAACCAACCGGCGCGTTCGCTGGCGAAGGTGTTGGTTCGCCAGACGAAAAACGCGCTGACGCTAGAGCAAGCGCGAAGCCGCATCCGCTCCGCGTTCGGTGTCAACGGCAAGCGGGATCGACGGTGGGCGACGACGCCGCGCAAGCCGCGTGAGGCTGGCGCAATAATCGAAATGCCGAAAAGCCAAGCGGTCGAATGGTCGCCGTACAAATTGGGCGTTACCGGGAAAATCGGAATCCTTTCAGACATTCACGTTCCCTATCATTCCGATCTAGCATTGGCCGCGGCTGTCAAGCATCTGCAACAAGCGGATATAGATTGCCTTTTGCTAAACGGGGATTTCGCGGATTTCTATTCCATTTCGCGATGGGAAAAAAACCCTGCGCAGCGCAACCTATCCAACGAACTGAAGCAAGTACGGCAGTTGTTGGAATGGCTTCGCGAAACGTTCCCGCAAATTCCGATCGTCGCGAAGTTGGGGAATCACGAAGAGCGCTGGGAATCGTGGTTGTTCGCGCACGCGCCGGAAATTTCCGACCAGCCGGAAATGAGTTTGGAAACGTGGTTGCGCTGCGACAAATTGGGGATAGAGATTGTCCGCGATAAGCGGTTGATTCTGGCGGGGGAACTGCCCATCGGCCACGGACACGAATTACCCAAGGGGATGATGAATCCCGTAAACATGGCGCGGGGCGCGTTCCTTCGAACGATTCATTCGATTCTGGTCGGGCATGGACACCGCACCAGCGGACACGCGGAAACCGATCTTTGGCACAACGAAATATTTTGTTGGTCTACGGGATGCCTTTGCGATTTAACTCCCGATTATTCGCGCCTAAACAAATGGAATTGGGGTTTCGCAATGGTCGAAGTTTTTAGCGATCAATCTTTTTCGGTGGACAACTACCGCATCGGCAAAAACGGAACCGTTCGCGGGTCGTGAATTCTTACGATTTAACGCCGGATTATCTGGTTGCCGTTGAACACCGCGCGCGAAAGTTTTCCGGCGCGTATACTGGCACCGCCGGAACGTTGGCGGCGGATTGCCTACGTTTGTTGTCATTGATTCAGAAACAACAAAAGGATTTGTTGAACATGGAAACCAAAGCGCAGGAAACGACCGAAGACGTTGCGGAAGTTGGGCAAACGGATTCAACTTGGATTCTTCAAGGCGAAGCGGAACTAAAACGGGAACGCCGATTTGTTGGCGCTGGATTGCTTGCAAACGAAACCGCAGCCGCCGACACCAACCCAACGCAAGACGCGATAGACACCGTTACCGCGGTCTTGCGCGAGCGGAGCGGAAACTACGGCCCCCCCGATGAACATTTCGCGCGGACGATCGGCGCGTTAAACGCGATCTTTGCGCATAAACTGCGCGAGCCGTTTACCGTGGATGATTGGCCGCAAATTATGCTTATCGATAAGATAGCGCGCAACCAAGGTTCCGCCAAAATTTCAGACACGCCGCTAGACGCGATGGGGTATTCCGCGTGTTGGGCGGTCGTGCAAGAAAAGCCTCACTAACCCCCTACGTTTTGGGCTGCGGCGGGTAGGTTTTTACTGCAAACCAGCGGTAAAGACTCATGGCCGATTCCGTCAGCGATATTTTTTCCGGTTCGCTTACTACGCGGCTTGCGTGGTCGCGCGTCGATTCGCAAGAAATCGGAAGCGTAACGGACAAAAACACGGTAGCCGGAACGTATTCCATTGGCGACGGTTCAACCGCCGGTAACGCCGATGTTGTGTGGAGCGATACGCGCACCATCCCGGCGGCATCGCTAGACGCTATCGATTTGCTGTCGCTGACGACCGCAACGCTTGGCGTTTCTGTACCGCAGACGATTCGGCAATTGCGAATCGTGCGCGTGGTCAATAACGAATCGGCAACGGGGAAAAAAATCCTTGTCGGCTGCGATGCCAGCGCCGCCAACTACGCTTTTGCCGTGGGGCCGGGGTCGGAAATCTGCGCGATTAACAATACCGATTCTTGGGCAGTTACAAACGCGAACAACGTGTTGCGCATTGGCAACACAGGGACGGCTTCGGTGTCCTACACCATCTTCCTTATCGGTACTTCGGTTTCCGCAGCATGACCGCAACATTTTCGCTTTCGTCTTCGCTGCGGTTTTTGCCGAAGTGGGTTGATTCCCTCGCCGCGACCAGCGTAACGGACACCGTTACCGCTTCGCTGTCGCTTGCGCTTACCGATGGAACTGCGGCGGAACAAGCGAACGGCTATTGGCGCGACGTTGTTTCCGTCGCGGCTGGCGCAACGGTTTCCGTAGACCTACGGGCGCTGCCCATGAAAGCGTTTGCCGGTACGGGAACGCTCACGATTTCCAGCGTTAAGGCGCTGTTGATCGTCAACCGTTCGGCGCTTGGGTCGCTGACTGTAGGCGGGACGATTTCTAATCGATGGGCGGGTTTTGCTGCCGGTGGGTTGTCGATGCCCGCCGGGGCGGTCGTGTACGCGACGAATTCCGCTAGCGGTTGGGCGGTTTCGTCCAGTTCGAAAAACGTCGCAATCGAAAACGGCGACGCCGCGGTAACGTTGACGGGAACGACCGCCACCGCAAGTGGATCGGCAACAACAATAACCGGCCTTTCGTCAACGTCTGCGCTGGCTGTCGGCATGACGGTTGCCGGAACCGGCATCCCGGCAAACGCCACCGTTACGGCAATCGCTAGCGCAACGTCGGTAACAATTAGCGCAGCGGCAACCGCAGCCGGTTCCCGAACGCTGACGTTTTGCAATCCGGCGGCGACCGTCGAACTTTATTTTGTGGGGGTGTCCGCATGATTTCAGACGCGCCAACAATCGCCGTTCGCGATTTGGCTTCGCTGGAAGACCAGATGGTTGCCTATTGCGTTATCGCCCGCGCCAAGGCTGCGGACGGTTTGACGCTAACGGAATTGGCGGAATTGATTGCCGCCGCAATGCGGATCGCGGTAGCAACCGTCGATTCGATTCCGGCAGACGGCGCGCAGAAAAAGCAATGGGTTTTAGATGCCGTCGCGATGGTGTTCGACCAATGCGCCGACCGCGCAATTCCTTTTGTGTTGCTTCCGGTCTGGTATCTGGCGAAACCGGCGGCGCGCCAATTGGTATTGACCGCAGCCAGCGGCGCAATCGAAGCGTTGCTACCGTTTCTTCGGGGGAAAAAATGATTGCCGCGATTCTCTGCGCGTCCGCGCTTGCGTTATTTTTTTGGCCGAAGGCAAAGCGCGAAGCGGCTTTTGCGCCGCTGTCGCCAGCAACGCCAACGGTGCGGCGGATTTCGTTTCAAGAATCGATTGCCAACCTTGCCAACGTTCGCGCGCGGCTTGCCACTTCCGACCCGTCGCAACTGACCGACGACACCAAAAAGGCAATCGACGCTTTGACGCTGGCGCTTGTCGCTGGAAGTGGGGAAGAATGAACGACAAAACGCGAACGGTGTTAGCGGCGGCGCTCGCCGCTGGTTCGGTGTTTGCATGGCTGGCTAGCGGCGGGAAGCCGACACCGGCGCCGCAACCGGACGGCGGGTTATCGCTTCGCGGCAAGTTTGTTGGCGAAAGCGCGAGCGCGGACGCGGCAACGCTTGGTTCGTTGTGCGAAGCGGTGGCTTCGTGCATCGAATATGACGGGATGCAAGACCCGCCGCGCATGACAACGGGCATTCAGTTTGACGATTTGCGCGTCCAAGCGCGGGAACTGCGGTTGAAAGGCGATTCCATCGGCAAGCGGCAACCCAAGGTTCGCGCCGAAATGGATCGCTACCTAACCGAACACGTTGGAACCAACGGCGGGGCGGTATCGCCGGAACAGCGGGCAACGTGGGTCGCGGCGTATCGCGAAATTGGAAGGGCTGCGAACGATGCCGCGCGATGAATCGGACGACCAACTAGATTGGCGGCTGGTGTTTCTGTCGCTAACCCTTGTGTTCCTTGCGTGGATGGCTGCGCAAGGCGTAAAGACGCGAGACGTTGGCGTTGCCCGCGACCGTTTCGGATACACGCCAGATGCGGACGGTACGCGGGCGTTTCTGCGCGAACTTGAACAACCGTTATTCGCGCAAGCCGGGGCCGAAGTAATCGCAAAGGCGCGCGGCGTCGATACGTTCCTATATCGCTACGCGGATCGCGCGCACCGCGCCGTATACGGAACACCGTTTACCGCATGGAAGCAGGGTATCGGAGATTGCGTTAGTTTTGGTTTTGGTGGCGCGGCATTCGTTGCGCAAAGCGTGGATTGGGCAACCGGCAAAATTCCGAATCCGCCGTTGTTAATTTGCACCGAAGCCATCTACGGCGGTTCGCGCGTTTGTGCCAGAAACCTTCCCGGCGACGGGCGGCATGGCGCGGTAGGCGGCTGGTCGGACGGTTCGTATGGCGCCGCCGCTGCAAAGTGGATAACCGGAATGCCAAACGGAACCGGCGGAATTCTTTACCGGCAGAAATACCTAGACGGCAAAGTTGATTTGACAACATACGATCCGCAGCGCGCGAAAGCGTGGGGCGCGTTTGGTTGCGGTGGCGAAAATGACGACGGTAGACTAGACAAAATCGCGAACGAACACCGCGCGCAAAACGTCGCGTTGGTTAAAACCTTTGACGAAGCCGCCGCGGCGATCGAATCTGGTTTCCCCGTCGCCGTTTGTTGTCAAATTGGTTTTTCCAACACTCGCGATAAAGACGGATTTGCGGCGCCTTCCGCGCGTTGGTCGCATTGCCAATTTTTTTGCGCGACGCGCTACGCAAAGAATGCCGCGCAGTCTGGCGGCGCCGCCCGCGATGGGCTTTTGTGTATGAACAGTTGGGGAACCAACTGGCAAGCGCCGTCGCCGCGCTGGCCTAGCGATATGCCAGACGGTTCGTATTGGGTCGATCGCAAAACCGTAGACCAAATGTTGTCCGGTCTTGATTCGTTCGCCGTGGGCGGCGCTGACGGCTTTAAATTTAGACGGCTCACGCATGACGAATGGGCGCAGCCGTCGCCAGATGAAGGGACAAAATGATTTCGCGAAATACGTTGCTAGCGTTTGTCGTGGGCTTCGCGCTGGCGTGGTGGAATTTTGCTAGCAAGCCAGACGCGACGCCGCTTGACGACCGCCCCGTTTTGCAATGGGTCGCCCGTCTGGCAAAGTTCGGGCTTTGGGTCGCGCTGGCTGCGGAACCGCCGCCAGACGACCGGCAGATTGCCCGCGCCGTTTCGCCCGATTCCGTCAACCATTACCGGGGCTGGTAACGATGCTTTGGGAATCGCTGGTTGCGTTTATGGCGGGGCTAGCCGCCGACCCTGCCGCCATACGGGACGAACCGCCAAAGGCGGCTGCGGCTGTCTACGTTGCCTATGCGGCGATGGCGGGCGAAGCCCCCGCCCCGGCACCAGCCCCCGCCCCTGCCCCGCCGGGGAAATGCTGCGGCGGCTGCGGCGGTACTGGATGGATTGTCCAGCCAGACGGACACCGAACCCAATGCCCATGCCCGCCCGATTGCAACGTTTGCAAGGGGGGTAAATGCAACGGCGAAAAATGCGCCCCCGTTGTCCCGCCCGCGCGCCCAAAATCGGCCATGCAACACTAGCGGGAGATTTGCGCGATGGGCGGGGCAGCGGCGACGCAAATTGACAAATTCCGCGCCGAAATCAAATCCCGCGTTGGCGACAAAGCAAATTCTATGGGGCATTGTTGCGACGTTTTGACAGATGAAACGCTCCGCGTTTGGCCGCTTAAGGCAATGCTAGATATAGCCGAAGGCATTGATTCGCCAACGGCGGGCGCGGAAACGATCGCCGCCGTGCGCGTCATTACGGCGAAGACGCGCGAAAATCTGGAAGCGCGTTGGCAATTATCCACGACCAAAAACGAAACGCTACGGTTGTTGTCGGCTGCGGTCGTTATTGAAATCGCGAACGTTTGGTTTAACTCCGCGGACGGTCGAACGCGGATTTTGAAAACCCGCGCCGCGATCCGCGGCGACTAGCGGAAGACGACCAACACGACCGCGATTAAATCGTGTACGCATCGCGCTAGTTCGGTGTTGGCGCCAAGTTGCTGCCCAACCGAAACCAGCGCCAGCGCCCTAACGGCGCCGTCCCAATCAATATTTATTTTCACGGCAGACCCCGCGAATCTACCCACCCGTCGCGATGCGGATCGAAATCCTGTTCCAATTCTTCCGCGTCTTCCACTTCGTCGCCGTTTGCTGCGGCGTGTTCGGCGGCGCGGCGTTCATCGTGCGCGGCAGCGCTGGCGTAATTGGCGTTTAATTCCGCGTCCGCGTCGATCAATTGTTGTTCGTCGGAACTCCACCGCGCAGCCAGACGTATAAGATTTTTAGCGGCTAGGTATTCGTGCGCGGTTATCAAAGATAGGTGCGCCGATTCCTTTTCCGCGATGGTGTCAACAAGCGAAACCAGTTGCGCCAAAATCCTAGGCGCGAACCGCGCGAGTTGTTCCGGTGTCAACACCGGCAGCGGATCGGGCGCCCGTCGCGGGCATGAAACGCCAGCGACGCGGGCGCGAATGTAAGACGGTGCCGGTTTATTTCTCATTTCAATTCCCCCACAACAAACGGTTTATTTCGGACACGGCGGCTGGCAGCGGAAGCCACGGGAGCGCCGCAAATTCTTTGTCGGTTCCTTCGCCCGTGACGACGCGAAAGACCTTGGCGGCAGTACGGTAGTCGCCGCCGACCCGCGACCCCATGCAATAAACGTGTAGGTCCTCGCGACCAACCCAACGGCATTCGCCAACAACCATTGCCTTAAGCGTTTTTTCTAGCGCTGTCATTGTTTCACCAAGCGTTAACGTTTTGCTTTTTCGAATCCAACACGAACCATTCCAAACCGTTGAAATTGTAATGCGCGAATTCGTTGGCTGCGGCGTTGTCCGTCGCGGTAAACTCGCGAAGGATTTCGAAACCGCCATCGGCCTTGGCAATCGCAACGAAGTAGGTTTGTTCGGTGGCTGCGGCTGGCGTAACGCTGGCTGGCGTGTCGGTGTCTGGCGTTGTCTTTTCCATTGATTTACCTTTCGGGTTAAAGATTCCCCGGCGGCGGCAAAGGCGCCGCCGC